TTCCCATGCAATGGTGTTTTAGGAATGTCAGGTGGCACAACAACAGCATCTACTGCAACTGCAGAAGCAACTGAACTTGTGGTATCTGGAGACCCCGGTGGCGATACTGTTATTGTGTTAAAATTTATGGGTATTTCAAGCTCTTCTGATGCATCTTAATAGGAGGGTATAATGGCTGATATTACATCAAGCACTATTCTTTCCGAGGATACTCGAAAAATCGTTATGGCATTTCAATATCAGTATGTAGATACTGGAGACGAAAGTGCGGTAACAAAAGTAGATGTTTCAACATTACAAGCTAATGCCAATGGAGATGCTTGTACAGGTGTAAAAATCTTAAAATGTACTTGGGTTATTAAAGGTATGACAGTACAAGTTTCGGCAGATGCTAGTACTGATATTATCATTCTTAACCTTGATGAAGGTCAATCTGGTGAAGTAAATTTTTCCGATATAGGTGGTTTGCCTAATACAAAACAAACAGGCACAAGTCCAACTGGTGATATAAAATTTACAACTACTGGTGCAGGTGCAGGTGATTCTTACCAAATTGTTTTAACAATGAAGAAGAAGTATTAGGATAAAAAAATGGCAACATCAGGAACAGTTGCATTCAGACCAAACGTTGAAGAAATAATTACTGAGGCATACGAGAGATGTGGTCTTGATATACAGATAAGAACTGGAGACCAAGCCATATCTGCTCGTAGAAGCCTTAATTTATTATTTTCTGAATGGGCAAATAGAGGCATAAATTATTGGACAGTAACATCAAACACACTTAATTTGGTAGAAGGTACAAGTTCTTACGACTTACCAGCAGGTGTTTTTGATTTTCTTGATGTTGTAATATTTGATAGTGCCGATGCAACAAGAACAGATACAATTATAAACAGAATTACAATATCTGAGTATAATCAAATACCTAATAAATCAGATACAGGCAAACCTAATCAATATATGTTAGATAGACAAAGGCAAGCAGGCTCTAATAATATTTACAAAATATTTTTATGGCAAACACCTGATAGAAGTACATATAGATTAAATTACTATGCAATGACACAATTAGAAGATATTACATTATCAGACCAAGACACAGATATTCCATATACATGGACAGAATGTATATGTGCTGGTTTGGCAAGTAAATTATCTGTAAAATATGCACCAGACAAATATCCGTTGTTGAAACAGATATATAATGAAGCATTTGAGTATGCCTCGTCTAATGATAATGATGGTGTTTCTTTAAAATTACAACCAACTGGATTGAATTTGAGATAATGGCAAGATTTGCATCAGGCAAAAAATCTAAAGCAATTAGCGATATTAGTGGTTTTGAGGTTAAATATACTCAATTAAAAACCACATGGGATAATCTACGTGTTGAACCAGAAGAATATAGCCCAAAACACCCACAATTAACACCTGCAAAAAATGTTGTAGATGCGACTGCATTATTTAATCCTAGACCAGATAACGACCCAGAAAATGTAACAATTTTATTTGGTTTTACTCATGATATATTTGCATCAAGAGTTGAAAGGTCACAAAAAGGTGTAGCATTTAAGGCCTTTGGTAGAATTGGACAGGTTGGAATATCTTTAGATGAACCAGTTACTGGACAGGTTGGTACAACTGCAATAGGTGATTATGCGGTAGGTTTTGTTATTACAGGTGTTTCTAGTACTGGCACAGTTAATGATGTAATAGCGCAAGACCAAACAGATGTAAATGCCACCTCTATATCAAGTACAGGTACAGTCAATGATGTATCTGCAGGTTTTGTAATTACTGGAGTTACAGGAACTGGTGCAACTGGAACTGAAACAATAAACCACGATAGGGTATTTGATGTAACTGGTATCAGTGCAACTGGTGGAACTGGTGTTGAAAGTTTTGACACACAAACTGGAACACTTTCAAGTGTAACTGGTACAGTAGCAGTAGGTAGTTCAGTAGCAAATACTGATGTAGCAATTACAGGTGTATCTGGCACAAGTGGTATTGGAACTTTTGGCGAAGAAGGTAATGGCACACTTAATTTAACAGTTACTCCTACAAGCGCCACTGGTACTGCAAACGCAGGTGTTGAGGTTGCTGAATCAGAAATACCAGAAACCAACACAAATGGTTGGGGAGAAAACGCATTTGGTACAGGTGTTTGGGGTGGAGATGAAGAGGTCAGAGGAACTGGTTTAATTGGTGACTCTTCTATAGATATATTTAATGGACCTTTCCCAACAGGTATTACTGGTACATCAGCATTAGGTACATCTGTAGTAGAAAGTGAAATAACAGAAACAGGTGTTGCAGGTACTGGAGCAATAGGTACATCTACATTCTTTATAGAAACAGCTATTATTGTAACTGGTGTTGCGGGTACTTCTGCGGTAGGTGATGAAACTGCACGTATTAATCCGGGTTATGGCGAAGGTGCTTGGAATGATGGAACATGGGGTAATTAAATGAATTTTACACAATTAGAAACAAATATTAAAAATTTTATTGAAGATGACGGTACTGAGTTTTCAACATCAATACCAGAAATAATTAAGCAAGCAGAAAGCATGATATTCGCTAGATTGCCAAATTTGCCATGTTATAGAAAAACCTTATCTGGCAATTTTGTAATTGGAACAAAAGAATATGATGTTGCAAATGCCAGAATGATACGTCAAGTGGCTGTTACAAAGGCAAATAGTGATGTAATCTTTCTTAAACATAGAATAGATAGTTATTTAAGAGATTACGTACCAAACGCGAGTACACAAGGCGAACCATTTATGTATGCAACTAAAAAGGCAACAACATCTGGTATTAAAATATTGATAGGACCAACACCTTCTGCAACATTAGCATATGAGGTAGATTTTATTGGTCTTGAAACAGGTTTATCTTCTACTAATGCCAATAGTTGGGTAGGAGATAATGCAGAGCAAGTTTTGTTATCCGCTTGTCTATATGAAAGTTCTGCTTTTATTAAGGCACCAGATAGTGTAAACTTGTATAAGGCACAATTTGATGAAGCAATAGCATTGTTTCAGCAAGAAATGCAACGCAATTACCAAGCAGAATACGAAGGAGGTATTTAACAATGGCGATAACACAGGCAATGTGTACATCATTCAAAGCTGAAATTTTAGATGAAGTACACGATTTAGCGGCAGATACTTTAAAGATAGCTCTCTATACAAGTTCTGCAAGTTTAGGTGCAAGTACAACTGCATACACAACATCAAATGAAATCAGTGGCTCAGGTTATAGTGCTGGTGGTGAAACATTAACAAGTACAACTGTATCAACAAGTGGTACAACTGCATTTTTTGATGCAGATGACCCAACATGGACAAGTGCTTCATTTACAGCCAGAGGAGCGCTAATATATAATAGTTCTGCCTCAGATAAGGCAATAGCAGTATTAAACTTTGGTGGAGATTTTACCGTGTCATCTGGTACATTTAGGATAGTGTTCCCAGCGGCAGGGGCAAATGCTATCATTACAATAGCTTAGGAGGCATAAATGGCTAGTACCTATGTTAATGATTTAAGGTTAGATGAACTAGGAACCGGTGATGCCAGTGGTACTTGGGGAAATGTAACAAATACAAACCTACAATTAATAGGCGAAGGTTTAAGTTTTACCACAAAAGATTGTTTTGCCTCTGATGGAGACCAAACAGAAACTGTGGCAGATGGTGCAACAGACCCATTAAGAGGTATGTACGTTAAGGTAACATCTTCTGCAACATTATCTGCAACAAGAGTTCTTACTATTCTACCAAATACAGTAAGTAGATTACAATTTATTGAAAATGCCACAACAGGTAGTCAAATAATAACTATAAAACAAGGTTCAGGTACAACTGTTAATATTGCAAATGGAGAAGTTAAAGCAGTATATTTAGATGGTGGTGGTGGAAGTGCAAATGTTGTTGATGCTTTTACAGATTTAAATTTAGGCGGTAATCCAACATCTACCACACAGACAGCAGGTAATAATACCACAAGACTTGCAACAACTGCCTTTGTAACAACTGCGGTTAATAATGCAGAACCTTTCCCATCAGGTACATCTATGTTGTTTCAACAGACTGCGGCTCCAACTGGTTGGACAAAACAGACAACACATAATGATAAGGCATTAAGACTTGTAACTGGTTCAGTTGGAACTGGTGGTAGTGTGGCATTTAGTACTGCTCTTGGCAGTGGCGCAACAGTTGCTGGTGGTTCTGTTAGTGGTAATCCGGGTTCTAATTTATCAACAGATGCTGGTAATTTAGCAGTTGCTGTTGGAAATTTAGGAGTAAGTGTTAGTGGTAACATAGGTAGTACCACATTATCAACCAGTCAAATACCGGCACATAACCATACTATGTTCTTTAATGGTGGTAACGTTCCTATTGTTCAAGGTATTGGTGCAAATATAAATACACAAGGTACAAATACAAATAACAATATTATTGCCAATACTGGTGGTGGTGGTTCACACAATCACTCACATAATTTAAGTGGTAGCATGTCAGGTGCTCCAAGTCTTTCTGGTTCGCCATCATTAAGTGGTAATGTAACAGCAGGTAACTTAGCAGTTGGTGCATCTACCGCGGCAATTAATGTTAACTACGTGGATTTTATAATAGCCAATAAGGATTAATATGCAATTAAAGGTGGAGGAAAATTGCCCTTTAAATGGCTTCAAAAAATGTAAACAATTTAAATGTGCTTGGTTTGTTCAAATGAAAGGCACAAACCCAAATGATGGTAAAGAAGTTGATGAGTATGCTTGTGCAATGGCTTGGTTACCTATTTTGTTGGTAGAAAATGCTATGCAATCACGACAATCTGGAGCGGCGATTGAATCTTTCAGAAATGAAATGGTAAAAGCAAATGAGTCAAATCAAAATTTACTTGAATTATCTAAAATTATAGAGCTTAAAAATAAAAATAATAGGGCTTTATCACAATGAATGACATGACAAGAATGAATTTACAAACAACATTGTTGGCACCATTTGCACCAAGAATATTGGTTACTAATATTGAAGATTATGTTGTTAATCGTATAAACAATTTTGCAGATAACCGAGAAAATGCAAAAAACATTGGCGCAACACTTGCTGGACAAATAGAAGATGAAACAGAAATAACAGATTCTGAAATGGATTCTATTGGCATCAAAAGCATTTTTTTAGATTTAGGTAGACATTATGTGCATTCAATTTTTGAACAAAATAATACACATTTTGGTTTAAAAAAATATAGTGCAGATAATGTTGATATTTCTGTTGAATGTACTAGTGCTTGGTTTGTAAATCAAAAAGAAAATGAATACAATCCAATTCATAATCATACAAATTGCACCATATCAGCAGTGTTATATTTACAATTACCAGAATTTGCACCAAGACAATATAAAGGAAAAAATAACATTGATGGTCGTATAGAATTTATACATTCAACAGTAGACCATAGCTTATTATCAAAAGGTACTTTTATGACCTTGCCGACAATCGGTCAATTATTTATGTTTCCATCAACACTTTTACATGCAGTTTATCCATTTCAAGGTTCTGGTACTAGACGTTCATTGGCATTTAATTTAAATTATGCCCTAATTGAAAAACAAATGTAGGTAAAATATAATGAATGACATGACAAAAATTAAAAATTTAACATTTATAAGTAATTATGAAAATTTAGCCTCTGATGATTATTGCGATAGAATGGTTGAAAGATTTGAAAAATTAGCAAAAGAATCGTCAACACATATGGAATTTGGTGCAGATCAAAATGGTGTCCAAAATAGAAAAGATTTTCAATTTTATTTTAGCGATACACGAAATGACTCAGAAGATTTAACTTACGAAACTAACCAAATATTAGATAAGGCTTTAACTAAGTATATAGAGGAATTTCCATCTTTGGCACCACTTCAATATTATAGTAGGGTTGTTAAAGTACAAAAAACACCGCCAAAAGGTGGTTTCCATGAATGGCATAAAGAACATGGTATAGGGGAACAATGCCACAGATTAATAACATGGACAATATACTTAAATGATATTCCTGAGGGAGAAGGCGAGACAGAATTTCTTGAATATGGAATAAAGTTACAACCAAAAAAAGGTACGGTTTGTTTTTTTCCTTGTGGATTTACACATACCCACAGAGGTAATGCAGTATATTCAACAAATAAGTATATAGCAACAGGTTGGTATTATATAGTATGACACAAAATGTAATAGAAAATTTGTTTTCAATACCTGTGTATTTAAGTGATGGATATACATTAGATGCCAATAATAAAGATGCTTTGATTAAATATGCAACTAATAACCAATCAAGAAATACTAGTGGTAATATAATAACAACAGACCATTATATTTTAGATATTCCATATTTATCTGATTTAAAAAAATATTTATTAGAACAAATTAGTAAATATGCTCATGAGGTTTTATGTATAATAAAAAATATTGATGTATATATAACACAATCATGGTTGAATATAAATCCAACCAATACATCACATCATTTTCATTCGCACCCTAATTCTTTTATAAGTGGTACTTATTATTTTCAAGGTAATACACCTATTTCATTTAAACACGACCATAGAAATATATTCCAAAATTTTGCTTTTGATTTTACTGAAATTAATACCTATAATTCAAATATTTGTAATATTAAAATACAAGAGGGAAGATGTTTGTTATTTCCCTCAACGTTGTATCATTTTGTAGAAAATAATAATGATAAAGAAGAACGAATAAGTTTGTCTTTTAACACCTTCATTAAGGGAAGATTAACAACCTTTTCTAGTGCACAATTAACTTTAGGAGAAAAATAATGGCAAAAATACTTTACATGAAAGATGGCGAACAAGACGGTACATCAAGAATTGCTGTTGATGGTATGGTCATAGATAGCAAAAATTTCGTTGGTTTGGTTGCCGATAACATTCATGCCATACAATGGAATGGAACAATAGGCGAAATAGAATATAACGATGGCAAAAAAAATGAAGAAATCAAAGACATATCAAGTTATGACTTTGAAAACAAACATTCTACAGAGAAAAAAGCCATAGAAGATGCTGAGGCAAAAGCAATTGCTAATCGTACATATGCCGAAAAAAGAGCAGTAGAATATCCAGCCATTGCAGACCAACTTGATGATATTTACCATAATGGTATTGATGGGTGGAAAACTACAATCAAGGCAGTAAAAGATAAATACCCTAAATCATAACTTAAATTTTAAAGATTGATACATGAAAAAATCTTTAGAAAATAACAGTAAATATAACGAGTATGATACAGATGGCGATGGTGTGGTTTCAGATGATGAACTTACGCATGTTACTGAAATAAAAAAACTTGAACATGATTTACGAAAACAAAGAGCACAAAGACGTATGGCAACTGCCAGTTTGGTTGCTATGGGTTTATTTACTGGTGCAATGTTTTTTGTCGATATTGAAAGAGTTAAGGCTTTGGCAGATATCAGTAATCTTTTTTATATTAGCGGTGCTGGTATTGTGGGTGCATATATGGGTGCAAGTGCTATTATGAATAGAAAATAATGTTTAAGGCATTGGTTACAATATGTATTATAGCAATGCCTAATACCTGCCAAACATTAGAAGATACAAGGGGACCATACGAAACAAAACAACAATGTAAAGAAAGGGCATTACAAATTAGTAGACAGGTACATAAATATTACCCTTTATGGAAACCTGTAAAATACAAATGTAAAGAATTACCTGTTGGGAGGTTAAGATGGAAAATATCCTATTAGATGCATGGCATGATTTAAGTTATATAGAAGGTGTAATATTTACCTTTTGGCTATTTATACTTTATTATGGTAAAGTATGGATAGATAATAGATTTAAAAAAAGATGCTCACGATGTGGGACATGACGGAGAAATAAATGTTACAGGCATTGATTGGACCAGTTACAGGATTATTAGATAAATTTATACCTGATGCAGACCAAAAAGCCAAATTGGCACACGAGATTGCCACCATGTCTGAAAAACATACGCAAGAGGCTTTGCTTGCACAATTAGAGATAAATAAAGCAGAAGCTCAATCTGGTTCATTATTTAAAGGCGGTTGGCGCCCTGCTGTAGGTTGGACGTGTGCGATTGCTTTTTTATATCACTTTATCCTAAAAGACTTAATTATATTTGGTTGTGCTATTGGTGGTGTTGTTATACCAGATTTGCCAAGTTTTGATATGGGTACACTTTTAACTGTTTTAGGCGGAATGCTTGGCATTGGCGGACTTAGGACATATGAAAAGCAAAAAGGTTTAACAAAATGAGATTGTGTTATAGATGTAAAATAGCAATGCAAAAACAAATTGTTTCTGATAAAGATGTTATTAAAGGCATTAAATATATCTGCCCTGCTTGTAAAAGCAGTGAAGAAGATTACGATGTTAGTAATTCTAAATATACAGTTTGGTCTGATTTTGATGTTTTAAAAGAGGTTTAGATGGATATTGAGCAATTAAAAACAGAATTAATTGAAGATGAGGGAGTTAAATACGAACTGTATTTAGACCACCTCGGTTATAAAACTTTTGGAATAGGACATTTATGTAAGGCTACAGACCCAGAAAACGATTTTGAGGTAGGTACAAAGGTAAGTGAAGAAAGAGTTAACGAGTGCTTCTTAAAAGACGTTGAAAAGGTACTTGAAGATTGCACAATACTATATGATGAATTTTTCACATTGCCAGATGAAGCACAACTAATTATTGCAAATATGATGTTTAATCTTGGGCGACCTCGTTTATCTAAATTTATCCGTATGAAAGAAAATGTAATCAATCATAACTGGAAAGGTGCAGAAACCGAGATGCGAAATTCAAAATGGTATTCACAGGTACCTAATCGAGCAGAAAGATTATGTAAAAGAATGGGGAATATATCAGTTTGAGTTATAGACTTTTAAAATTAAATGCAGGTATTGTAAAAGATATTACAGAATATTCAGCAGGTAAAAATGGGCCATTCTACGTTGATAGTAATTTAATAAGATTTAGAAATGGTTACCCAACAAAAATTGGTGGTTGGGAAGAAGAAGTTTATTTTAGTACAACAAGTACAAGTTCTACAACATTAGCACAAGGTAAACCTAAAAACGCAATATTTTATAGGTCTATTACAGATGGAATAGATAGAATTGTGTTAGGTACTCATAGTCATTTATATATTATAAATAGTGGTGTTTTATACGATATTACACCTTTAAGAAAAACATCAACAAATCTGTCTAACCCATTGGAAACAACCAATAATTCAACAACAATTACAGTAACAGATACTGGGCATGGCGCAAAAACAGGTGATTATATTGTTATAGAAGAAGCAACTGCAGTTGGTGGTATTTCAGCAGATACATTGAATAGAATAGAAGGTTACGAAATAACTGTTACAGGCACAAATACATTTACGATAGAATCACCAACTCAAGCATCAAGTAATGCCACAGGTGGTGGAACAGGTTTAGATATTAAATATCTCATAGGTAGAGATGCTGAAATGAATATTCAAAGTGCAGATACTGCTACAGGTTGGGGTGTCGGCACATGGGGCGAAAGTACATGGGGTACAGCAAGAGATGTTACAAGTGATACAGTAACATTAGAGGCAACACAATGGTCATTACAATTATGGGGAGAAGATGTTTTAGCAAACAATAGAAATGGTCAAATATATTATTGGGACACATCATCTGGAGAAACAAGTAGGGCAGTATTAGTTTCTAGTATTGCAGGTGCCACAGATGTACCAACCAAAAATAGAACGATTGCAATTTCTTTTCCCGATAGGCATTTAATTGTAGGTGGTACAACACTCGTAGGTACAACAGACCAAGACCCAATGTTAATTAGATTTTCAGACCAAGAAGATTTTACCAATTTTACACCAACTGCCACCAATACGGCAGGAGACCAGCGACTTGAGGTAGGTAATAAAATAATATCTATTATACCAACTAAAGATGAAACATTTATAAATACAGATGAGGCTGTATATGGAATGTCTTTTGTTGGACCACCATTTACGTTTTCATTTAGATTGTTGGCAGTAAATTGTGGTGCAGTGGCCATAAATGGTTCTATTAGTGTTGATGGAAATGTTTATTGGATAGGTAAAAGTAATTTCTTTGTTTACAATGGTTCTGTACAAGAATTGCCATGTACTGTGCAATATTTTGTTTTTAATAGATTGCAAACAAGATATGCCGATAAGACATACGTTGGTCAAAATAAAAAATTTAATGAAATAACTTGGTTTTATGTTAGCGAAGATAATACAGCAGGTACAGTAAATCCCGAACCAGACAGTTACGTAACATATAATTATGCTGAAAACGTATGGTCTATTGGAACCTTAGATAGAAATGTTTGGTTAGATGCACAAGGTTTTAGGTCAGTTCCTTTTGCATTTGATGCGAATGGCAGATTATATGACCACGAGACAGGTACAAGTAATAACGGACAAGCAATGAATTGTTTTGTAGAAAGTTCAGAGCTTGAAATAGATAATACTGGTGATAGAACATTTTTAATAGATAGAATAGTACCAGATGCAACAATGACAAGTGAAACAAATTTATTTTTAGAATTTAAATGTCGTAAATTCCCTAATAGTGCAGAGATAACAAAGGGACCTTTTACAATAACACAATCAACTGAAAAGGTAAGTACTAGAGCAAAAGGTAGACAAATATCTGTTAAATATTCTAGTACAGGTGTTAATGATGATTGGTCTTTAGGTGATTTTAGAATAAATGCAAAAGAGGACTCATTTAGATGATAAGATTACCTCAGCCACCAAGTGTTTATAAATTAACAAATGCCATAGATTCTACAAAACAATTATTTGATTTTTCAAGAAATTTGGTTTCTGCATTAGAAATACAACAAACACAAGTTAACAGAACAACACAGGCACAAACACAAGAAACAGAAGACCAAGCAACTGCAAAGGGATTTTTCTTTGGCTAATAATTTTAAAAATGCAAAGGCAGATTTAAGTTCAACAAATAATACGACAATATATACCTGCCCTACTGCAACACAATCAATTATTAAAAGTATATTATTAAGTAATGATAGTGGTAGTTCTGATACGATTGATATTACACTTACAGATGCTAGTGCTAATATATTTAGTTTATTCAAAGCAAAATCAATCGCATCAAATACAACAGTTGAATTATTAGAACAACCGCTTATAATACAAGAGAGCGAAATTGTTAAGGCACAGGCAACAACCGCAGATAGATTGCATATAATTATTAGCTTTTTGGAGGTTAATTGATGGCAGAAGAACCACAATATGGTGCATTTGGAGATGTACTCACACTTAATGATGGTGAAGATGTGCCACCAGCAGATGATTTTACCTATGGTGTTTATCAAATTGCGACACAAAAACCAGATTTAGAACAAGGTCAATTACAAAAAATATATGGTACAGGTGCAATGCCTATATTTGAATGGGCAAAAACAATACAAACAGGTACAAGAACCTATGACCCAGCAAATCCAGATGACCAACGAAGATTAAGAGATTACGAAGAATTTGTAAGACGAGGTGGTTTACCAGAAGGTTATCTAAC